CAATAAAATTTCAGCAGCTGTAAAAATACGATTGCCTTTCAGAGCCAATGACTGTATGTGGACAATGAAGGTTAGAATATATGATTATATAAACAACGGGGTGTCTGAATATACTCTTGGTAATTATTCATATTTAGCTGGAGCATACAATAGATCAGCTTCTTATACCGGAGCAGGCGGATCGCCTCCAAGAACGGTTAGATTTGGTAATGACGGAACTTATGACTGTGTATGGATTGGTGAAACTAATTCATTTTGGTCACATCCTCAGGTTTCTGTGGTTGACTTCACAGGCGGATATGTAAGAAGTAATGTAGAAACAACAGCTAATAATTGGGATGTATCATTCGTGACCTCATTTGGTACTGTAGCTGATTCAGTAACGCCAGAGATTGCATTTAGTAATGTTTATTCTACAGGGGTATATTCTCCTATATATTACGACAGAGATGATACCGCGTATTACTTAGACCCCGCAAATGCGGATGTATCAGCTGTATTAAAAGGCACGGTTACTATTGGAGGAGGAACAGGGGGTAATTATGACGAGGGTTTAAGGATTATAGACAGTGGAAACTTCTCGGTAATTACTTTTGGAGCAAGTGGCAATGCAGGGCCTGGAAGATACCAATTCTTAAAGAATAGTTCAGATATTTTTGAATTAAGAAATGCAAGTGGTACTCAAATTTGGAATGCAAATCAAAATGGGGATGTAACAGCAAATTATATATCTTATGCGGGGGCATCGTCTAGAGCGCCGATATTTTATGACTCAAACAACACGGGATACTATGTAGATCCCGCTTCAAATTCAAATTTAAATACAGGTACATTCAATGGTAGAATGTATTATTCAAACTATCTTGTTAGCAATAATAGCGGAGGTTTGATGGGGGATTATAACTCAACTGGCACTTCTTCTAAATGTATCTGGACTATTGGGGAATCATGGCCATTAGGAAATATGTATGGACTAGCTTATGAATATGATAACTCATATTACCATCATCTTGCTTTAAAAAATAATGGCACTACTTATGCTAGGCTAGCGTTCGGAAGTGAGGGAGCATATTTCACTGGAGGGGTTAGTTCTGGTACTAGAATGGATAGTCCGATTTTTTATGATTCAAATAATACCGCATATTATTTTGATGGTTCTTCAACAGGGGATTCAATAAGAGTAGCAGGTGATGTTGTAGCTTATTATTCTGATGAAAGACTTAAAGATAAAAAAGGTAATATTCAAAATGCTTTAGAAAAAGTTTTATCTTTGAATGGATTTTATTATACACCTAACGAAAAAGCTCAAAAATTAGGTTATAAATATAAAGAAGAGGTTGGAGTTTCTGCTCAAGAAGTAGAAGCTATTTTACCAGAGATAATTAAAGATGCTCCTATTGGCCACGGTTATAAGACTCTTGATTATGGTAAATTAACACCTTTGCTTATCGAAGCAATAAAAGAACAACAAACACAAATAGAAGAATTAAAAGAATTAGTAAATAAATTAATAAATAAATAATATGGCAATTACTTACACATTTTTAACAAACGAAACAATGCAGCTGGAAATCGCTCCAGTATTAGGAGATTTAACAGATGTAGTTACACGCGTAAGATACAATTACGTAGGAGTAGATGAAAACGGAGTAGAAGGTATTTTTGCTGGAGTAACACCAATGCCCTTACCTGAAGATACGGAAAATTATATTCCTTTTCCAGATTTAACACCAGAAGATGTCGTGTCATGGTTAGATGCTACAGCGGACATTCCTCACATGCAAATCCAAATTGCAAAACAAATTGAAGCAAAAATCAATCCTAAATACGAACCAGTGCCATCACCATGGCTGCCACCAACACCACCAGCACCAATACCACCAATACCACCAGTAGTATAATGAATATAACTTATAAATACGAAATACAAGAACTAAGATGTGAACCTGTTATTGGTAGCTTAACTAAAGTTGTAACGGAGGTTGTATATGAGTATATAGGTGAATCTGAAAATGGCGTTACTTCAAAGTTACCAGGTCTTGTTGTTTTAGAAGTGCCTGCGGAAGAGTCATTTACGCCTATTGAAGAAATTAGCGAGGCAACTGTTATTAGTTGGATAGAATCAATTGCCGATGTTGATTTAGCAAAACAAATGGTTAGTGAAGAAATAAAGTATAAATCAGGCCTTATATACAAGGGAGATTCTCTGCCTTGGAATAATATCTCTTAAATAATTTTTTATGGCATTACCAGTATCAGGACCGTTGTCTATAAACATGATTCGTAATGAGCTTGGGCAATCAAGCGGATCGCTTGGATTTTTAAGTGATTGGGCCGGGTTTAATGCCCCCGACCGAATATCTGATTTTTATGGATATGGCAACAACAGCGTAGTATTTAGTAGTCTTTATTCTTATACAGGAAGTTCAAGTGCTAGTTATAGTGGTACAGTTACTATTACAGGAGCGGCTGCTACTTTCAATGCTAGATCAACGTCTACTGGAAACTTTAGTACGGATACTATTATAAATATAAATGGTAACAGTAGAAGGGCAAGGCAAACCACAACAGGTACGTTAAATTCAACTACTTTTACTTTGACTCCAGGGACTTATAGTTATTCATTTTCTTGTCAAGTTACAGGAGGTGGGACTGGTATAGGTCAAATAATATTCACACAATAAAAAAAGCAATGGCTAAAGCAAAAAACGAATCTATTAAGTTAGAGAAAAAAAAGATAAGTAGACCCGGCGTCCATGCTAAGTCAAAAACTTCAAGTTTAAAAGAGTCTAAGAATTATAAGAAATCATATAAAGGACAAGGCAAATAATGAGTAGAAAAGAAAAAATAGATTTGTTTTTAAGCAAATGGGTTAGCAGAAAGTTAACCGTATTTGGTATAGCTTCCGTTGCCTTGTTTTCAGGAAGTATAGAAAGTAATGATTGGGTGGTAATAGCTACGGCTTATATATCGCTACAAGGGGTGACAGATATTGTAGAACGTATATATAAAATTAAGCATGAACAATAACGATCTGAAAATAGGAATTATAAACACCATATCAATGGCATTAAGTTTTTCAAATATTGAAAACACTTTAAAAATAGTGTTATTAGTATTCTCAATACTATATACCGGGTTGAAAATATTCGAGACTATGAGAAATAAAAACAACAGTAAAGATATTTAATTCAATCGACAAATGGAATTATCTAAAAACCTTACATTAGCAGAAATGACTAGGAGCGAATCTGCTAAAAGATTAGGAATAAATAATAATGCTACAAAAGAACATATTGAAAATATGAAATTATTAGCTAGCAATATATTTCAGCCTATCAGAGATCACTTTAAGAAACCAATACATATATCATCGGGATATAGAAGCAAAGCTTTAAATGACTCTATTAAAGGATCTAGCAAGACTAGTCAGCATTCATCTGGTGAAGCTATAGATATTGATATGGATAATACCGATATAACTAATGCTCAAGTGTTTGATTATATTAAAAACAATCTTAATTTTGATCAGCTAATATGGGAATTTGGTACAGATAAAAATCCAAGTTGGGTACATGTGTCATACGAGTCAACTGGTAAACAAAGAAAACAAATACTTAAAGCAATAAAGAAAAATGGCAAAACGTCTTATATTAATTATTAGCCTATTACTTTTAGTTTCTTGTGCATCACGAAAAGTAACTATTGTAAAAGAAGATACTAAAATTACAATAGATAGTGTTGCAATTGTAAAAGTTGACGGTACTTATGTTCAAGAAAATAATGTAGTAACTGAGGATTGTGAAGAAGAAATAGAATACAAGCCTTTAGATACATTAAAACCAATGATTGTTGATGGAAAACAATACATTAATACAGTTATAAAATTAAAAAAGAGAAAAGGTATTAAGATTGATAAAACCAAAGTGACTAAAAAGGTGTCTTCTGTAAAAAAGTTAAATGTAAAAAGAGAAGAATCCAAAAAAGTAGTTAACAAGAAAGTAGATAAGAAAGCTAACTACTGGATGTACCTTTGGTTTTTAATACCTATTGTAATTATAGTTATTTTAGAGAGATACGGTAAAAGGTTCTTCCCATTCATTCGGTAAGATTATCGTAAAACATGTAATATATAAACTATATCAATTTAATCAAATAAAATTATGTCAGACGCTATAGTCAAAAATTTAAGTTTCGGAAAAGAAGCCAGCGATAAAGTGTTTGCTGGAATAGAAAAGTTAGCGAGAGCAGTTAGTTCAACATTAGGAGCTAGTGGTAAATGTGTTTTATTAGAAGATACTTCAGGCAAACCTGTTATTACAAAAGACGGCGTTTCTGTAGCTGATTCAATTATATTACTTGATCCTGTTGAAAATATGGGAGCAACCTTATTAAAGGAAGCTGCTAGAAAAACAGTTAGAGAAGCCGGAGACGGAACAACAACCGCTACGGTATTAGCACATTCAATTTTAAAGAATGCTTATGCTATTGAAAATCCTAATGCAAGAAAAATAAAAGAAGGTATTAATATAGCTGTTGAAAACGTTATAGAATACTTACAAGAGAATTCAATAGCGGTTGACGATAACATGCTTAACCAAATCGCTACCATATCAACTAACAATGATCCTGAATTAGGTAAGTTAGTTGGAGACGCTTTCAGATCTGTTGGTAATACTGGTATTGTTATGATGGAAACATCAGCAGAGCCAGAATGTAGCTTAGATATTGTTGAAGGTGTGCAGTGTGATATGGGATTAACCAATACGCATTTTATTACAAACCAAAAAAATAAAACGGCCGAACTAGATAATCCTTTAGTATTATTAGTTGAGTCACCAATTGAAAGTATTAGACAGATCCAATCTGTTCTAGAATATGTTATAAAGAATAACAAATCATTGTTGATTATCGCAGATATGGAACAAGTAGTATTATCTACTTTAGCAATGAACAAATCAAAAGGTAACATTAAAATCAATGTTATCAATGCACCAATTTTTGGCGTTAATAGAAAAGAAATATTTGATGACTTAGCTTTATTAACAGGAGCTACTTTAATAAATGAAGATCTTGGAGACGATTTAGATTTGATCCAGCCAGAATTATTAGGTTCTTGTCTTAAGAGCATCACTAACCACGAAGAAACAATCTTACACGTTGGTGAATCAACAGAAGATGTATTGGCTATTATAGATGATATTAAAAAATCATTACTAGATAATCATCCTACTCACACAGTTATCAAACTAGAAAAAAGATTAGCTAGACTTACTGCTAAAATTGCAGTTGTAAAAGTTGGTGCTAATTCAGAAATAGAATTAAAAGAAAAAGCAGATAGAGTTGAAGATGCAATATGCGCAACTAAAGCAGCTATTAAAGAAGGTATTGTTCCTGGTGGAGGTATCGCTTTATTAAATGCATCGTATAACATTGCAGCAAAATCTATAGGCGAAGAAATACTTATGGACTCGATACGAGCTCCATTTAAGACAATATTAGACAATGCTGGTATAGAATTTGATTCTATTAAAACATTATCTAAAACAGGCTTTGGATTAGACGTAGTGACCGGCAAAGAAGTTAATATGATTAAAGCTGGTATTATCGATCCATTATTAGTTACCAAAAGTGCTTTAAGAAACGCAGCTTCAGTAGCCACAACTATATTATCAACCGATTGTGTAATCAATAACATGAGAATGTAATGAAAGCAATTGGAGTAAATTTAGTTATACAAAAAGTAAAAGAGGGGACAACCGCTACAAAAGGCGGTTTGTTGCTTGCTGAAAGTCATAGAGAAGATATTAGATATATTGAAGCTAAAGTTATACAAGTTGGTGATCAAGTTGTAGGAGTTAAAGAAGGCGATAGTATATTCTACGATAGACACGCTGGGCACAAAATAGAAGTCAATAAAGAAACTTACCAAGTTATAAAACTAGGAGACGTAGTTATTGTATTATGATACGGTTAGAAGCGTCCGATATTAAAGATCTTGGTTTATTAAAACATTATAGAATAATACGAAGATGGGCTTGTAGGAATAATGATTTAACAGATGCTGATTTGGAGCTGTTAATTTATTTTGACTGCATGGAATTCTTTACAAAACAAGATTATAAAATAGGTACTTACGCATATAGTTGGGATAATAAACGCTGGAACAATTTGTTGAAAGAGGGTTGGATTGTGGTATGGAGACCCAGAAACCACACAACGCAAAAATATAACATATATAAAGTTTCATTTAAGTGTAAACAACTGATAAGCAGAATGTACCGTATAATGCTTGGTAAAGAAGATATACCGACGAGTAGCCGAAATACTATAATGAGTGGTAAAACATACACAGATACAGTATTAATTACTGCAATAGAAAATACTAACAAAGATAAAACAAGACACAGTTATGATAAATGACGTATACAACAACCAAGCTGTAGATATTATGGCAGGAGAACCTGTACCGGGTAACCCTAGAACTATGCAGCAAACCGGTATTAACCCACAAGCATTTACAAACCCAACAACAATACAAAATATGTTTGGTCAACCAAACCCTGGAACTTTTACAAGATCTTTAGGTATGGTTCCACCTGTTGGGGTAGAGCAACCAATTACACCAACCTACGATTTAAACAACCAATAATTATGAAATTAGACGCAAGAAAACACCCAATGACTCCTTTTGATAAGGAAGCTGCTTTATCAGGAGTTGGAGCTAATGCTATTTGGGATGGTCCATTAGACACTACAGCTCTGCCAAAAGGTATGGGTTCAAGTAGCGGTAAAGATGGTATTATACTTAATAATATTAAGCCAGAATACAATCCACAGCCAATTACACAAAAAGCAAAGCCTAAATTTTAAACTATGTCTTTAGATCTAGTAAAAAAGAATAGTAATTCTCCTTTTCAATTACAAAGAAGTATTGTAGATCAAGGCGGTAGCGGAGGTGCTTATGAATCAGGCGGATTTAATCCGGATATGGTTTATAATAATGACGCTGCTAATGCCGCGGTTGAATCATTAGGCAAGGTAATTGGAGCGGCTATATCTTCAAGAACAGCTGCTGATAATAATGCATCTGATGTTAAAACAAAAGAAAGATTAGATAAAAAAGAAAAGTCAATTAAAGATAATTCTTGGAAAAATCTTGATAATGATAATACAGCAAAAAGAGAGAGAGCCCAAAGAAAACTTGATAGAATAGATAAAAGACAAGAAAGAGTAGAAGGCAGGATAACTGATTACAACAAGACTATAAATCCGTACGCTACATCTACATTAGGAGCCGATTTAAAAATTAAGGCAGAGCCAAAGAAAGAAGTTGCAAAACCTTTAGAGAGCAAATCCGCATTTGATTACAACAAAACATTGTCAAATTCTCAAGTAGCCGACAAGTTTAAAAATTTTTGGAAAAAATAAATAAAAATAAAAGTATTATGGCAATTAAAAAGAAAATTGTAGAAAAAGCAACTGGAGAAAAATACGCATCTAAAGCTGCAATGAAAAAGCACGAAAAGACAGAATCAAAAGCGGAAATGAAAAAAGAGTACGGTAAAGTTAAGCCTGCTGCAAAACAAATGAAGTCTCCTGCTAAAATGAAAAAATGCTAATATGGCATTTATAATGAAGGGATCTCCGTACAACGCGGTTAATACCCCAATTTATAGTGTTGATATGGATGACAATGTTTTAGGTATGGCCCAGAATAATGGAACTATACTTATAAACAAAAATGTTTCTCCATTAGAAATAAAAAAAAGCAAAACTGTGGAACACGAGATGGTTCACATCGATCAAATGAAGAGAGGTGATTTGAATTATACTGATTCTCATGTTTTGTGGAAAGGTAAAAAATACTCAAGAGCATCTATGAAGGAAGGTAGCAAAAAGTTGCCTTGGGAAGTAGAAGCTTATAAAAAGCAATAATTACACGTAATATTAATATTAAACAAACAAACAAAATGGCATACAAACAAACACCAGGAAGAGGTAACAACTCAAAAACAGGACACGGAATTCCAGCTCCTTTTAAACAAGAACAAGAAAAATCTTTTTTTGATTCAGCTGTAGATAAAGTTAAAGAAGTCGGATCAGCAGTTAAATCTGGTTACAAAAAATTTGATAAATTCATGAAAGAAGGCGCTAGCAATGATTCAAGATACGGAGGAGCGCAAGACAGATTTCTTGGAGTGCAATTACACGGATCTAATGCTGGTAAAAAAGAAGTGCCTGCTAAAATACCTGCTAAAAATAAAAAATAATAATTATAACCAATTAAATTAAATAAAAATGTCAGAAACAAAAAAGATTACCGCAGAACAATTAGAAAAATTAGTAAAAATTCAGAGAGAGCTTAATAGTATATTAGCAAACGTTGGCGTGCTTGAGTCGCAAAAGCATGCTTTATTACACCAGTTAGCTGATTTCAATAAAGAAAGCGAAGATTTCAAATCTGAATTGCAAGCCGAATACGGAGTTATTAATATCAACTTAGAAGATGGTTCTTATGTTGAAGTAGAGAGCGAAGTAAAAGAAGAGGCTAAGCTAGATGTTGTATAACAATGGACGCGGTTATTAGGAAGATAAGTATTGGAGCGGACTATAAGAACGAGGCAATGCACTATTCCATCGGACAACAAGTGTACGGAGGTCATGAGATTGCTTATATAAAGTCAGATCAAAAAGATTCTTCTTATAACATATATATAAAAAAGGGAGATGAAGTCATGCCTTGGAAGAAATTCAATTCCAACATGGCTATCTCTGTTGAATACGATTTGGAATATTAATGAACAGTGTATTTAATTTTATCGTTAAGCCAGTTGGTGATAGATACGATAATAAAATTAAAGTAGACGGCAAAGAGCTTATACTAAATACAAAAATAGAAAGTTTTAAATCTGTGAATAACTTAGCGGAGGTAATATCTACCCCGCTAGCTTATTCAACTAATATAAAAGTAGGTGATATTATTGTTATACATCATAATGTTTTTAGAAGATTCTATGACATACGAGGTAATCAAAAGAATAGTAGGGCGTATTTTATGGATGATTTATACTTTTGTGATCTGGATCAAATTTATTTGTATAAGTCGAATGACAAATGGCAAACAGTTGGAGACAGATGTTTCATAAAGCCATTAAAAAATACCGATCATTTAAAGCTTGATAAAGAACAAAAGCTTATTGGTATATTAAAGTACGGAAATAACTCCTTAGAAGAGCTTAAAATAAGCGAGGGAGATCTTGTCGGGTATACTCCTTATGGTGAATTTGATTTTATCATAGAAGGGGAACGCCTTTATTGTATGAAATCTAATGATATTGTAATTAAGTATGAACGTAAAGGAGACGAAGCAGAGTATAATCCAAGCTGGGCACAAAGCAGTTCTTGAGTTAATCAAGGTGGCTGAAGAAGCAATACTAGATAATGGTGAAGATGATTTGTCTGCTGATAAATTAAAGAATGCTGCTGCAACTAAAAAGCTAGCAATATTTGATGCGTTTGAGATACTCAGCCGTATTGAAGAAGAAGAAAAGCTATTAGTTGAAGTGGAAAAAGAAGCGGAAGTTAAGGTGTTTAAAGGGTTTGCAGAAGGGAGATCTAAATAATGTACGAGCAAACACTATATAAGATAGTGCCTGACTATATAAAGTCAAGTGTTATTAAACAGAACAATCGCTTAAACAAGTGGAAATATGGATATGATAAAGACCATGATGTGGTTGTTATTAGTAAAACTGGAAAGATTGGTGAGATTGTTGAGATCCAGAATTTAAAAATAGCATTACCATTAGTAGAAAACGCTTATTCAAGATCTGCTAAAAAAGAAGAACAGTATTGGGAGCAAATGGACTACCCAAAAGAGATAAGTAAAATAAAAAGCACATTCGATTGGAATAAACAACCAGATTCTTTTAAGGATAGATGGTATGATTACATCGACAATGAGTTTAAATACCGAGAAGAGGGTTTATTCTTCTATAACAATGGAACTCCAACTTATATAACAGGTACACATTATATGTATTTGCAGTGGAGCAAGATTGATATTGGAGCACCTGATTATAGAGAATCAAATAGATTATTCTTTATATTTTGGGAAGCTTGTAAGGCAGATACAAGATGTTACGGAATGTGCTATTTAAAGAATAGACGTTCTGGATTTTCATTTATGTCATCTTCCGAATTGGTAAATCAAGCAACTATATCTAGTGATTCCAGATTTGGTATATTATCAAAATCAGGAGCTGATGCCAAAAAAATGTTTACAGATAAGGTTGTACCTATATCTATTAACTACCCGTTCTTTTTCAAACCTATACAAGACGGTATGGATAGACCAAAAACGGAATTAGCTTATAGAATACCAGCGTCTAAATTAACCAGAAAGAAGTTAGACTCTAACGATAAGGTTGAAGAGATGGATGGCCTGGATACAACTATTGACTGGAAGAATACAGGTGATAACAGTTATGATGGTGAAAAATTAAAACTGTTAGTTCATGACGAGAGTGGTAAATGGGAAAAACCAGATAACATATTGAATAACTGGCGTGTTACAAAAACATGTTTGCGTTTAGGATCAAGAGTTATTGGTAAATGTATGATGGGTTCTACCTCAAATGCTTTAGACAAAGGAGGGGAAAATTTTAAAACACTTTATTACAATTCAGATGTTACGAAAAGAAACCGCAATGGACAGACTAGTTCAGGATTATATAGTTTGTTCATACCTATGGAATGGTCGTACGAGGGATTCATTGATACTTATGGCTTACCTGTCTTCGACACTCCAGAAAAACCAATCAAAGGAGTTGACGGAAACGAAATAGAATACGGTGTTATTGAACACTGGCAAAATGAAGTAGACGGTTTGAAGTCTGATCAAGATGGATTAAACGAATACTACCGTCAGTTCCCAAGAACAGAACAACACGCGTTTCGTGACGAAACAAAACAATCCTTATTTAATCTTACAAAGATCTACGAACAAATAGATTACAACGAGGATCTAAGAAATACCGATGTAGTAACTCGTGGAAGCTTCCAATGGGAGAACGGCATTCCTGATACAAGAGTTATATTCTACCCTAATAAAGACGGTAGATTTTTAGTTTCTTGGATACCCCCTGTTCATTTACAAAATAGAGTTATAGTTAAGAACGGTGTTAAATATCCTGGCAATGAACATTTAGGTGCTTTTGGATGTGACCCTTATGATATATCTGGAACAGTAGATGGCAAAGGATCTAACGGAGCATTAAGCGGACTTACTAAATTCTCTATGGAAGATGTTCCACCTAACACATTTTTTTTAGAATATGTAGCTAGGCCTCAAACGGCAGAGATATTCTTTGAAGAAGTATTAATGGCTTGCATATTTTACGGTATGCCAATACTAGCAGAGAACAACAAACCAAGATTATTATTTCATTTCAAACGAAGAGGGTATAGAGGTTATTCAATGAACCGTCCTGATAAAGTTTGGAATAAACTATCTATAACAGAAAAAGATATTGGAGGAATACCAAACTCAAGTGAAGATATAAAACAGGCTCACGCTGCTGCAATAGAATCGTATATAGAAGATTTTGTTGGTTTCACTGAAAATGGATTTGGTAATATGTATTTCAATAAAACTTTAAATGATTGGTCTAGATTTAATATAAATGATCGAACAAAATATGATGCTGCTATCAGCTCGGGATTAGCTATTATGGCGTGTAACAAAAGTAGATATGCACCATCAGCACCTGTAAATAGGCAGACATACAACTTAGGAATTAAAAAATACGACAATACAGGTTCTTTATCAAAAATATACTAAATGAATATATACACAAATACAAATAGCGCTTTTCCAAGTCAGGTGGTACCGGATGCAGTCAAGGCTTCTGAGGAATATGGCTTACAAGTATCTCGTGCTATAGAGCAAGAGTGGTTTGACCAAGGCCGTACTACTCAGAACAGGTATTTATCTAATTGGAATAACTTTCATCAATTAAGGTTATATGCTAGAGGAGAGCAGTCTGTACAAAAATATAAAGATGAATTAGCTACAAACGGTGATATTTCATACTTAAACTTAGATTGGAAACCGGTGCCTATCATATCTAAATTTGTGGACATCGTTGTTAATGGTATGTCGCAAAAAGGATACGATATAAAAGCATACGCTCAAGATCCTGAGTCGTTAAAATCTAAAACAAATTATGCGCAATCAATCCTAAGGGACATGTATGCGCAAGACCTTATTGCAAAAGCAAATGCTTTAACTGGAGAGAACTTACAAAACTCACCGTTAGCTAAAGACGAATTGCCGGAAACAAAAGAGGAATTAGAATTACACATGCAGCTTAACTACAAGCAGTCAGTGGAAATTGCAGAAGAGGAAGCTATCAATAATACATTAGCTCAAAACAAATGGGATGAGACTAGACGTAGATTAAACTATGATTTAGCCGTATTAGGTATTGCTTGTGCTAAAACAAATTTTAATGTAAGCGAAGGAATTAAAGCAGAATATGTTGATCCGGCTTACTTAGTTTATTCTTATACAGAAGATCCTAACTTTGAAGACATATATTATGTTGGAGAAGTTAAAGCTGTTACAATACCTGAGTTGCAAATGCAATTCCCACATCTATCAGCAGAAGAATTATATAAGATACAACAAATGCCTGGTAATAGACAATATATTACAGGGTGGGGTAACTATGATGAGAATACCGTTCAAGTATTATACTTTGAGTATAAAACTTATATGAACCAAGTATTCAAAATAAAATACGGTGAAAATGGAATGGAGAAGGTTATCGAAAAGACTGATGACTTTAATCCGCCGCCAAGTGATAAATTTGACAAAGTATCTAGAACAATAGAAGTATTATACACAGGAGCAAAGATCTTGGGTACAAATATGATGTTGGAATGGAAGTTGTCTGAGAATATGTCTAGACCTTTTGCTAATATGACTAAGGTTGAGATGAATTATGTTATCACAGCACCTAGAATGTACAAAGGAAGAATTGATTCTCTTGTAAACAAAATTACTGGGTTTGCTGATATGATTCAGTTAACACATTTAAAGCTACAACAAGTAATGTCAAAAATGGTACCTGATGGTGTGTTTGTTGATGTTGACGGTTTAGCTGAAGTTGATTTAGGTAATGGTACTAATTATAATCCAGCGGAAGCATT